TTGAAAAGGCGAACCATCACGGAGTATTCCAGGCTTATAGGTAATAGGAAACATCTGTTTTTGCGTAGCCATAAATTACCCTACGTCTCTTTTTACACTGCGATCGATATAACGATCTTTTGTCAGGTTGTTAGCAGCAGTTAAGCTTTCCTGATATAATTTTGTATAGACAGGCATTCTCTGATCATCCTTTAAATAAATAAGAGCCTCTAAAAAGGCGGCATAAAATAGAAGATCAGGGTAGTAGTCTGTTAGTATGTTTGTTTGATTGTCTTTTGTAATTAAATTAGGTCTTCCTATGTAAGTTATTTGGTAATTATATGCTTTATCCGGAGTTGGAACGATCAGATAATACTCATAAGGACTTGCATCTGCTCTAAAGGATATATAATCTGAGTAAAACAGAGGAGGATTAGCGGGGTCACTTAAATTAACATTCGGCCAGTAATTTATACAGAACTCATAACTTCTAGGAAGCAGGACAACGTTATTTATAAGTAATGCATTCTCCGAGCCGTAGCTTATTGAAATAGTTTCCTGCCAATCAGCAGGTTTTTTAATATTTGCATTGTTTACTTGAAACTTTTTAGGTTCTGTTGCCTTTTGAAAACCAAGAGTATTTAGTTCCTTCCAGATTTTCTGCTGTCCCATCTCAATAAAATAGGGAATAGAGGCAGCAAATTCAATACTACCGCCTCTATTGGCATAAGCTATAATCTGATTAAAAAGAGTAGTATAGTTCATTTGTTAACTTTAAGCAGTAGTAACAGTTCTCCATGCTCCATTAATTCTGGTTTTTAACGTGTTGCTTGTAGTATCGTAATAAGTAAATCCGTTTACCTGATTAGCAACAACATTCTCTATATTTCCTGCTGGGCCAGATGGATACACAAAAGGTGTCCCATTAGTAAGACCTGCTCCAGTAGCAGTTGTATTTATTGAAAGTACGTTTTGCCATATCCCAGCATTATTTACAAAATCAAAAATTTGTAAAAAACCAGTGGTAATATTAAAAATCACAGTACCAGGTTTTACCTTGTATGTAACATTATTTACTACGTAAGGAGTAACGTTTTGTAATAAATCTCTCTGCGTAGTAGTAACATTAGGAAAAGCAAAAGTAGCGTTAGGATTATTAGTCCCAGTAGTTTGATCACTGGTAATGGTAAGACCACTTAAAGCGGTAATATTTGATAAGTCTGCCATATGTTTCCTTTTTCTTTTTTATTATAACACAAAGTACTTATAACTCTTAAAAATCGTATAAATGTAATTATTTTTGAAAATTACATTTTTGAATAAAGGCTTGAATTTTTAAAGCGTCCTGTCCATATTGGAGGTTTGACTCAGATTTTAAATATGCTATAGCTTCTGGTGTTGGGTTATCGAGTTTACTTAATTCCTGATCTGCAAGAAAACGTTGGAATCTGTAGTAAGATAGATTATTTGTTGCGCCTTTGTATAAAGACATCAGTTTAAATTGCAGTTCTACTGCATCCGTTGCTCCATTTAGCGTTAAATTCAAACTATTAGCAAGTAACCCGAGTCCATTATTAGGGGCTACTTTTAGGTTATTTGATGATGTTGTTATTTCGATATCAGGATCAGAATATCCGGTACCGACTGAAAGAATGCAAATTGCAACATTCTGTGGGAATAATATATTAGAGAATGCATAACCAAGGCCTGTCGGATTATTTTGATACAAACCGCCATCAATGAAGAAGGTATCAGAAGGCACGCCTTGGATAAGAGTCGGGCGAAAAAATACCGGTGCTGCACCTGTTGCAATAGCAACGTCAATACAAGTATAATTTTGTCCGGTAGTAAAACCCGGAATTAAAACATTAGAAAACTGGTAGTACTGGCTACTTGTAACATCGCCGTATGGAAAATTAATATTATCCGTGCTTGGTCCTGTTCCACCTTGAAACCCTACAGCAGTAATCAAAGTATTAGTTTTTAATTGAAATATGCGAGTAGTCCCTAAAATAGGGCTTAAAGCATCTCGGAGAGGTTGCTGATTGTAGATATAAGGCTCAACTCCCGGAACTGCCAGCACAGTACCTAAAGTAGCGGACCCTGCTGGACCAAGAGGTTGCAAAGGGTTCACTCCTGCTCTAATAGTAAAAATGCTCGTTGCATTAGTCGTTAGTAAATTAATAACGTCAGTAGGCGATAGACCAAGTGAGTAAGCTATTGCTTGGATACCGCCAATACTCGTTCCGCAAATAATATCAAAATACTTCCATAATTCATTCCCTTTAATCCCGGCATCATTACAAAAATTCTCTAGAAATGTAGCAGAAAATAATCCTCTAATACCACCACCATCTAAAGATAAAATACGTATTACTTGCATAATTTACGCTAAAAAGCTTTTGAAATATTTTTATACAATCATTCTGCTTAAAATTCTAAAATTGAGTAAAACACATGAAACTCTAAACAAGAATTACCTTCTGATAGATTATCTTCCCCATCATTTACTAACATTAAGGATTCACCAAGAACCGAGCTTAATAATTTTGGAGTACAATCATTAACATTTATTAAAATAAAAAGGTTTTGAGAAACTTCTAAAAAATTACTTGATGGTAATATTCCGAATTCAATGTTGCCAATTTTAATTTTTAAAACAGCATGATTATAGATATAAGGAGATTCTGCAATTATAGTTCTTATAGCTATTCGATGTGGAACTATTGCACTTGAGGAATCAATAGGTAAAATCTCAAAAGGCTGTTCTTTTAATTTTAATAATTGTTCTGGATAAATTAATGATTTTTCATATCCATAATTAGTAGTCATATATATTTACTCTCTAAAAGTTATTGATTTTCGTTAACCGAGTTATTGGGTATAATCTCTGTTTGAATTAACTGACAGTCAGTTATAAAAACATTTAAAACTGTTTTTAAATCAGCTCCTTTTGGACTTTCTGAAGGAATTCTATTGATAAGATTATTAGCGTCATCAATTGCTTGAGTTAAACCTGAGTCTAGTGCTACGTACCATATTTTTTGAGTGTTTGGATCTGGATTACTGAAACAATTAAAAAGCTGGCTACCAATCTGATTAATGAAGTGGACATCAGATTGTATATTGGCATATATATTTGGGTCACTAAAGACCTGTCCTGCAAGGATATTGAAATAAGATAAGTCAACCTGTGTAGTAGTAATTATTTTTAAATCTTTTAAATTTGTACTAATGTCTTTTAGAGCTGTATTCATTTTAATTCTCCTAATTGTTATTAATGAATCGTAGAGCTTTGAGTTTATTCTCAAGAATATCTACACGTTTTAAGGTGTTTTTTAATACCACCATTGATAATTCAAAAAGTTTATTTTTGGTAACTGATGGACAGGTTTCAAAAGTGCCGTAGGCAAATCCGTTGTTTGGTAGTTTTTCAGAGCAGGAAATAGTTAATCGTTTTTGGGTAGTTTTTAAAATCTCTACTTCAACTGATTTATTAAGTAAAATTAACTGTAATTTACTTCCTTCAATATTGGTTAATTTTTCTTTAAACACTAAGCAATAGCTATATTCCGTTATCGGTTTAATTAAACAGGACTGCAATATATTAGGGACAAAACTTTTGTCCTCTAGAACATAATCAGGTAAAACTTCCTTTAAAGGTTCGGCAATAACACCAAAAGTGCTACCTTTACCATTTTTAATTTTATCTTTATAACTATATTTAAAGAAAGGTATATTACTAAATATCTTTAATGCCTCCTCTTCTATGGACTTGCCTGAAGATTCAATATTTTTGGTTTTAATGGAAGAAACGGCATTAAACTCGGAAGCCTTGACTCTATTATTGCAGTTGATTGAGTATGGATTCTGCCCTGTGGATGTACCAACACTCCCAGAAGAATTTAAATAACCATAACTCCCATTATAAGGTTTATAAGTGCCGGTATCCTGCACACTAAGGGCGTGTCCACAAACAATTACCCCTGAATTATAAGCAGCGAGGTTATTGGCAATTAATGTTCCGGTTTGAGCGTTGATATTACCGGTAGTTAAAATATCGTTAGATTGACAATCAATAGAACCATTACTATTAATCTTCATTCTCGTTATACCATTTGTTCCAAACTTTAGACTTAAAGTCGGATCAGCAAAAACATAAGCTTCTGATGTAGAATTATTTAAACCAAATTCTACACCATAACCCGTATTTTGATTATAAGCTCTAAAACCACTGGCAGTAGAAGAATTATTAGAATTATATATCGTAATACCAGTCTCAATTGTATTAGATGTGTAAAGATTTAAAGGTAATGATATAGTAGGAGAAACAGATGACCATACACCATCACCTCTTAAATAAAGAGAACTACTTGCCGGATAACCATTTAAACGATTGATATTTAATTGGCCGCTGGTGTTTGAGTTGATATCAAATACTTTGGTATTAACAAAGTTTTCGGTAGCAACACTATACCAGCTAGTCCCATCAAAAAACTCAAGCTTCATTATTTAAACCTATTTAACTTACTCTCCTAGAGATTGGTATTAAATCTAAGCATTCCGGCAGCTAAAGTAGTTGGTCTCTGCACAGTTGTTCCGGTTGGAATAGTAACCGATGCAGTACCAGGCAATACAGGGTTAGAACTAAGACTTATTGTTGCGACTCCATTAGTAATGGTAACAATTATTTGATTTGTAGTTCCTAAAATATTTGTAATACCACTTTGAGCTAATTTAGCAAAGGTAATGCTATCCGTACCGACAGTTGTAACAGTTGAGGTAAGCATCCATGATGTTACAGCGTTTACTGTTCCGCTAATTACATCAATAGTCTTGCCTCTAGTCATTTGAGAAGGGGAATCAAAGTCAGTAGCTCTTGTTAATACCCAGTTTACAGTAGCTCCACCTATATTAGTTACTGTATATATTCCGTTTTGTAAGGCAGCTGTTTGATCTTTAACTAAAACCCTGTTACCTAAGGCTAAAGTAACTCCATCAATAACAAGTGCTGCTTGTGTTCCCGAATTAGTTAAAGTAGCTCCCGTCCCACTAGTACCATTAGCGTAAGTAGCCGTTAAATTGGCTGTTGTTGCTACTAAAGTCGCAGGAACGCTACCTATAGTATTTAAAACCCAGTTTTCAGTAGCAAGGGTAAACCAATTGCTGCCGTCAGTAACTTCCGGTTTTCCGGTAGATGTCGGTAATGGTGCTTTTATATTCTTGTCATTTAAGTTATCGGTCATTTTAAATCTCCTCCTATAATTAATAAATTTTACCATAAAATCAAAGTGAAGTATTAAACCTGATCATTCCAGGGATTAGGGTAGTTGGTCTTTGCATGCTGTTACCTGCAGGCATGGTCATTGAGCCATTACCAGTAAATGTCGGATTAGGTTTAAATGTTGTCACAATCGGATTACTTAATAATCCGCTACCGGTTACATCTCCCTGCAGGGTTAATCCGGTATTTAACAGGGTATTTAAGTAGTCTTGAGCCGCAGTTGCACTATTTGCTGCATTAGTCGCCGACCCACTTGCGCTACTTGCAGAATGACTGGCATCAGAGGCACTCGAGGAAGCATCGGATGCAGAACTTGACGCACTACCTGCTGAAAGCCCGGCAGCAAGTGCCGAACCGGCAGCTGCTACGGCTGATATTCCTGCAGCCCCTGCTGAAACACTAGCTTCGCCGGCAGCAACGGTGGCTTCTGCTGCTGCTGCCGTAGCCTCTGCTGCTGCTGCTGTAGCTTCTACCGCTGACCCCGATGCCTCTGCTGCTGACGCTGCTGCTTCTTCTGCTGATAACGCCGCCTCCTCTGCTGATGTCGCCGCTTGCTCTGCATACTCCTGGCATTGTTGCTTTATTTCTTCTAATTGCTCGGTAGTAGCATAATCCTCACCGGCGATAGCAATAGCAAAAGCACCATCAGCAACAATCTTGGCCATTCCTGTACCAAGTTCTTCTAAAACCTGTGCTTCAGGTAAATTAGTATTTGGAGTTCTAATTATGTAAGTAGCATCACTTGGAGCTGCGTGGCTTGTAATATCTATAAACGATAGAATACCATTGCCGTTTGTTGCTATTACCTGCCCGTCAGTTCCATCCTGCAGCGGTAATCTCCAGATGGTGTTCCCGGTTAGATTACCGGCAGTAAAGCCAACATAATAATCATTAGAGGGATTACTCCATTTTAGCCTATTAGTAATAATATCTTCAGTATTAGTGATGCTGGCAGAGTTAATGCCGCTTGCATATATTGTATAAAGCTCAGCAGTACCGCCGGTAATAACAGAAGACAAAATACTTTCAAAACTAGCCTCTTTTGCATATAAATAGTTAATTGGGGTTAGTCCTTCTCCTCTATTAGCTAAAGCTATAAAAGCTGCTTTTTCTCTATCAAAACCCGGATTAAAATTATTAGCCATTACTTTAGAACTTAATTTGGTGCAACGATTCCAAACGCTCTCGTGCGTCTATATTGCTAACACTCTGACCGGCAAAATCAGGTAAAACAGGTGGTATATCATCACTTGTAAAGTTGATATTTTCTAAAATAACAGGCGAACTATTACCGATTGCCTCAGGGCCTTGCGGTGTTTCAATACCGAAGGGGCGAGGATTTTGTACGGCTTTTGGATCACCTTTTATTTGCGGTGGTCTATTCTGCTCGTTTGGCTCATCAACAAAAGGACGCCCGACTATTGCTCCTGTCCAGACTAACTGATTCCCTCGCCATTCATATTGCTTAACTAGATCAGACCTGCTAAAGGGAAACCCTGAATAATCACAAGTTCCAATAGGTTCAATGACGTCCTTTCTAACGTAATCTCCCATTTGTGTATTTACAGGACAGTTTTTTAAACTAGTTGCCATATACCTCCAGTTTAAGCGGTACTTCCGTTGTATTATTAATTACTGCCGGATTTAGAGTTTCCTGATATCTCATTTTTAAACCTTCTTCTTTTTCAGGAGCGTATTGTGCTGCTAGCATGCTAGCGAGTCCATATATTAGAGGAGTATAAAAATATGATGGGATATCTACGCTTTGCGTGTAATTCTCTAGCGTTTCTATACTACTTTGACCGCTATACATTATTAAATTATACATTGGAGCAGCAGTCTGCCATATATACAAAGACGGAGTCCGCTGGTAATCAACGTAGTAAATAGTAGGTCTACCGATTTGTGATTTATTGGGATAGGTTAAATATTCATATCTAGATACCTCGCTCATGGTAGTATCTTGTATCTGATTGTTAAAATAGACTTCCGAGATATCAAGAGTAGCTCCTCCTGTTTCCTGTATCTGATAATAGGGACACAAAGCTAAATTATCTTCCAGCAGAAACCACTGCGTAATACCTTTTTTATATAATGTTTTAGGAATGGCCTTAACATAATAAATCGTCTGATAATCTGTGCTTTGACCGGAAAATGTTAAAGTATATTCTCTATCTACATTTGATTGTACGCCTAGAATTTTGATCACTTGGGGAGTAGAATAAGCATAGCCTATTAATCCATCTACTTGGGTTTCTGTGCAAGCAGTATTAGGATTACCATCAAACGCATAAGCAGCGATTCCTCCATATCCTCCGTTATTCGGAGTGCCACCAAAATTCTGTCTTACGTTGCCTCGCAAGAACACCTGAAATATTTTAGTAATATTGCTTGGTAGAGGGTATGATGCTTGCCCTGGAGTTAAAAAAACAGGATTTAGCTTTAATGTCCATAAGTTGACGTTAGAGTTAGCCCAATCACTTAAAATAAAATTGATAATATTAAGTGCTGAATTATATTGCTCGGCAGTGACCATGCTAAGAGGCATGCCGATTAACTCATAAGCCTTTCTGATAATCAGCTCTCCTTTTATGCTATTAAAACTATAACTTCCACTAGTTGCCGGCATTTTATCTTCCTTTTTAGTTACAATTGTAGGAATTGAGCTTTAAGAACTGAATTACTTGCATTAGGGCCAATTTTAATGAGCAAATTGGAAGCTAAAGAATTATACTGTATTAATGCAGATGCCGTAGCAGTGGCGGCTGGAGGTGCAAAATTACCATTAGCGGCGGCGGTTAAATCATCATATTTTCCTAAGCCTAAGTTATTCTTTAGCGATAAAAATACCTGATAAGTAGCAGGACTAGCTGTTGCTGCTACGATATTTAAGGCATAGCTTATAGAAGAAGTATTAAGCTTAGCGGTGTTTAATAGAATCATTGGAAAATAACCAATGGAAGCAACGCCGACTTGAACAGTAGAAGCGTTAGTGGCGCTTGGAATTATCTGCGTTACAGTATCAAAGCAGTTAACACTTGTAACTGTTGTGTTATTTGGACCCACTAAGGTTTCACTAATAAAAACCCCATTCTGATAACCGGTAATAAGAAAATTAATACCAAAAAGATTAGCCACTGAACTAAGAGTAATTCTTGGTACAATCCCAAAATCAATAAAATTAACTATTCTTGTAGTTTTGTTAACATAAGAACCATTTAACAGCAGCGGAGTATTTGCAGTTAGTGCTTGGAAAAGCGATATTCCGTTTGCTATGGGAGCAGGCCAATTATATTCATAAAATTGAGACATAATTTATCCTTTTATTTATATTGTATGAAGCACTAGCTAGTTATTTTTAGTTAGTGCCTCTTTTTTTAACAGATTTTTAAAACTTATCCCTGTAGGTTTAAGCTGTAGAACCTGTTGCGCCAATTACTCCAAGAGGAGTAAACATACCAAAAGAATAACGACCTGATGCAAGTACTGACATGGTTTCAGTTACAGGATCGGTTGTAACGTTTACTTTAAGCGGACGTCTTACGAAATGCTTACGACTTCCCTTAACGTTAGTTAATCCAAACCAGTTGCTAGGACTTGTTAAGAAATGGCTTACTTCATAACCTTGCGGAATAGCCTTCATGTTATAAAGTGCGTTTATATCGTTATTAGCCGTTCCTGTTCTAAATACAGATTCAAGTAACCTGCAACCTGAGAACATTAAGTCTTGTGGAAGTAACAATCTCTCAATTTGAGCATTAATTAGCAGTCCTGCCTGATCTTTCATTTTACCGGCTAGTATTACTGCCTGCTCAACGCCTGCCTCGCTAAAGTCGACATTAATATTAACGCCGTTATATGCCCCAACTCTGTTAGAATAAACACCTCCGTCGTAAGGCTGAGAACCGGAGCAAAGAGGTTGTCCGTTGGCTTGAGCCGCTGCTACGTTAAATGCCTGGTTAAAAGGGTTCATGGCTACTACTTCTCTGGTTTGTTCATAGGAAGTAGTAAGCGATTTAGTACCATTAAAGAACTGATCGGCATAAAGATCATCTTCCATGGCAATATTAGTAATCTGAAAACCGAGGGCAAATTCCCGATGGACAAATTCATAAATAAACCGCTCAGCCATGCTATCCATTTTAATAGGAGCACCTTGGGTTTTCTCAAGAGCGTAGCCAGTGCCTCTAAT